GGAACATGCGCGGTGAGGTGACGGCTCACGGCGATACGAGTGAGGTTTCCACATGTGTAGTCTGTCAACTACCATGCATTACGTTCTATGGGTCATGGTGCTGCCACACTGGGTGTTGGCAGGCATGCCAGGATTAGTCGGGTAATGGACATGCCGATGTCTGGAAATCTGCGGTCGCCTAACGGAAAGGTGGCCGAATGCGGAACTAGGGCCGTTCCGCGGGTGGCAAGTAGCATACGTGCGAACGCCACCGTTAGCCTAGAACACCAACAGTGCGATGGTGTTCTTCTCGAAAGCAAGCACTCTACCACACCAGTGCCGGTGGTTGTTGGTAGTAATGTTACGGCGGTTGAGGCACCACGGAAGGTGTCCGTTGCATCGTCGAGGCCTGGTGCAATGCGAAATAACAATGGCCGGTTGCCCACCACCATGAAGAAGTTCGGCGTTTGCCATGGTGGTGAGCTTCCACTCCTAAGTGGGCGCGAGTGGAATGGTGTTAAAGCCCAGAAAGATCGGAAGATCTCGTCACGACAATTTTCCCATAATAAGGTGATAGCGAGTTCAGTAGCGAGGACAGCTTCGGAAGCCTTGGGAGTCGTGGACGCAGCCAGAGACAGGGCCGCGGAAATTAAGCAGGATGCTGAAGAACTCTATGCCGATGCGAAGATCACGCTCGACAACGCTAGGGCAACTAGTAAATGTGATGTTAAAACCATTAATCTAGTGAGGGAGCATGCTGCAGTCAATGACCGAAACTATGTATTGCCTGAGATGCCAAAGAGCAAAGGTAAACTAGATATGGAGGGTCTTGACGCTGTCGCGGGTTGGTTTGAGATGTCAGACAACCCATGGTTCGTAGCCACCCGCGGGTTTATTGCGCGGTGGAGTCAGTTTGATGAGCTTGAGTTTTTCCGTGTCAGTAATGACGTGCATCTCTCGCTGACTGTTGGAGTGGATGGTGTTGCTTCTGTGATGCTTCATGCAATTCCCCACTTCAACGTAGAACCGTTGCCTGGTGACGCCAGGCCCGTCGACCATCTTGTGACGCCCTATGTGCGCAAGAATCCTAGGTTGACTGTAGTTTCCGTCACACGCGCTGGGAAGAAATGGCGTGACATTATTGTGTCAGCCACTCTTTTTAGAGAAATGTTTCCGCGCTTTGCCAAGGTTGATGATCCAATCAACCTTTCACAGGCTGTGACGATGGGCACACGATTCATGGGAATCAATACACCGAATGAGACGGTTATCGACGCATCTGGCAATGTGATCGACCTAACTCTCGTTGTGTATAATACTGCAGTGTATATGGTCAACTATCATTTACGTGCAGTAGTGTGCGATCGGCTTTTTTGGCAACCCGAGCCCGCGTTCAGTCCGCTCGTATGGCTCGGGGGACAAATAACATCTTCGGTTGGATTGAGTCAAAAGTCCGAGACTTCTGCTCTTACATCTCAAAGGCAGCAAGTCCAACCGACGCGCGATTGGTCGCTTATGGCTATCGCGCCTCTGAGGTTTGTCTTGACCCCATTCTCCTGGTTAAGTCAAGCCTTAGAATCAAGGCTCTTTCTCCTCTTCTTGCTCCTAGGCGTGCTCTTGTTAGTGTGTCTTTGGGCTGCCATGTTCGTGGTTCCGCGCCTCCTTCCCCAGATATTCGGAATGTGGATAATGCAATACTTGGTGCCGCTAAACGTTTTGGCGGTGCTGTCCCGTTTGCATCTCCTAGGTTTCTTCGTGAGATTCGGGATTTCACTCGTTTGTGGCTACGCCAAAATGTTGTTCCTCTCACCGATGATGATATTCCAGGATTTGATGAATGGTTGGAGCATACGCATTACAATCAAGAACGTAAAGAAGAGTTGCGCACAGCTCTCGCAGAGACTCCTGTTCTCACTGACAGAGATCTACGATGCAAGTCTTTCCTCAAGTTGGAATACTATCTCTCGGGTGAGTGGAAATATCCGAGATGCATTAACTCGAGAACTGATGCGGCCAAGGCCCATTTTGGCCCACTTATCCACGCAATTGAGCAAGCCGTATTTCGGCTGCCGTGGTTTGTTAAATTTGTCCCGGTCAGTGAGCGCGCCAGCTACATATACCAGCGATGCTTCGCTGATGGCGCCAAATACATCGCAACGGATTACTCATCCTTTGAAGCGCACTTTGTCCCTGAAGTTGCAGAAGCTATTGAATGGCAACTCTACTACTACATGGCCCGCGATACGAATGTTGGAAGTCGAGAACTACCCTTCATATCCAGGTCCTTGGTGGGAACAAATAGATGCTCATTCTCAGGGTGTACCGTTACCATCCCAGGGGTCCGCATGTCCGGTGACATGTGGACTTCCCTAGGTAATGGATTTACTAATTTGATGTTGATGCTGTACATATGTAAAAAGAAAAGTATTGATGTATGTGGCGTTGTTGAGGGCGATGATGGGCTCTTCCGTGTACAGGGGGGAATGCCTACAATTGAGGATTTCGCCAACGTTGGTTGGACGATTAAATTGGTTGGAGGCATGGTGTTAGGTGAGATGGGATTTTGTAAGCAGTATTTTGATCCGGATGTGCTAGAGAATGTGGTTTCTCCGGCTGAGATCTTGGTCAAAACAGGTTGGACGCAGTCACAATTACGCCTTGGAGGGCGGAAAGTGAGAGATGGCTTACTACGAGCGAAGGCGGACTCACTCGTTGCGAGCTATGCGAATGCGCCAATTGCCCGCTGCTTAGCTGAATACATCTACCGCTGTGTGGGTTTTGAGGGTACTCGTGCGTATGAGGGTGGTTGGTCCAGGAATTACTGGGAAAACTACACTGAAAACGAGCGGCCCAGATGGAAAATACCATACAGGCCTGATATGCGCAATTATTTAGTAGTTGAGCGCGTGTTTGGTGTTGCTGTTAGTCAGCAGCTAGCGATTGAGGAATATTTAAATTCCCTCACTAGTCTCCAAGAATTGGACTCACCAGAAATTCAGGCGATAATGCTGCCGCAATGGCAAGCTTATCATGATCGCTATACGGCGGTCTATCCATCCGATCTTGCAACGGCAATGCAAGCCGGATGAGAGGGTTCCATGTGGAGCCTAGGCGTAACGGCGCCGAAGATATAAGTAGCACTTGACTTGCCAGGGTCGGGG